TTGTGAAGCTGCTACATGCTCGTAGGGTAGTGCAAATGTTGCGGCTGCTGTTGTCATTTAAATTCTCCTGTTAACTATTTTTGGGGTTTCTTTCCACATCTCGTTCAGCGTTACGTCCGTTTGCCCGACATGAAGTCCTTTAACTGCTTGATCTTTGAGAATAGGGCTGTCTTCATCTTTCCATACAAGGCTGAGATAGCGGAACGCATCTGCTGAGTGGCTAGTCCAATCGTGTTTCGGGCGATCCCTAAATACTTTTTTATCATCATCCCACTCTCTTTGGTATTGACGCAAACATTCGATTCCTTCTTGACATCTATTATCAAACCAAGCCCTAGTTAATGCAAGCCTTGATGCTTGTATTCCGTCTTGTAATGACAGATTTGGTACGATTTTTAGATGTTTTATGTCAATTTTTGCAGATATTTGTTCGATTATGCTCTTTCCACCGCTTGCTAGTGTTTTTGCTCTAGCGTCATGCGGCAGGTAGTGATACCCATAATTGTACCCAAACTCATCCTCTTTTTGCTTTATCAGCATGGTGTAAAACGGTATGGCTTGACCGTTGCTGGAATGGTGATCGAGTATTCGTATCTCACCATAAACCACTTGAAACCACCATATCGAGGTACTGTCATTGAAACCCAAGTCCCAGGCTGTATGGCAGGGGAACATAGGATCGTAGTCAACGGTCGTAATGCGCTCTAAGTCCGTGATTCTACGCATTTCCTGCCCATAATACGCCCCAAGGATGGCCGCCTCAAACGAGCATAAGAACTCTTGTTCGTATTGATTGTCTGACATTGTGGCCTTGGCATCATCAAGTTCTGACTGCGCTAGCAGGTTAGTTTGGTCTGCTCGCAGCACTTTGGTGTACCAATTGGGCTTTTTAGTGGCTTCGTTGTATATATCGTAGAAGGCGTTATGCCCTTTCGGTGTGCCAATAAACGTGGCCCAACCCAATCTGTCCGCTAAAAGTGGCCGGATAATCTCACCCCATACGCTTGGCTTCATGTCAGCCATTTCGTCCATAACCACGCCATCTAGGAAGTTGCCTCGGAGTGCGTCAGGGTTATCAGCCCCAAATAGCCTAATCCGTGCGCCATTGACCAATTCCACCCATAACTCAGACTGGTTAGCCTTTGTCATAACTGGCTCGGAAAAGCGTTCCAAGTACCTCCAAGCTACGCTTTTGGCCTGGGAATAAAAAGGTGCGATGTAGGCATATTGGGCGTGGGGCTTGTTTTCCAGCAAGGCTTTGACGATTAGGTCGTTAATACACGCCACAGTCTTGCCACAACGCCTGTGTGCCACGATTACTGCCCAGCGTTCCTTACGGCTGTGGAAGTCCTCAAAAACGCTTCTTGGGCGGTATTTGAGCTTTATATCCCTACTCATCAGCCCATGAGATTCTTAGGTCGCTGCCATTAGCCCCAGTTACCTCGTTTACTTGGGTTTCCTTCCATCTTGCCCTAGTCTTTAGCCAAAAGATGGCGGCAGCCGTGTTGCCCTTTTTGGCTTGGCTAAACAATGTACCTGCAATAGCGGCATTGGCGTCTATACGCCCTTCGTCTAACTCTTCCTTATAGTGCTTAACCAGGGTATCTGCGCTAATTTTGAGCCTTGTGGCTATATCCTCATGGGGGACGCCCAATGCAGACAAGCGTTTAGCCGTGTCTCTTGTGTCCTTTGTTGGGGTGTGTAATTTGCCTTGTGCCATTTTATAACTCCGAAAGCACCGCTTTTTGGCCTGTGAAGTCTTCCCAACGCTTGACGATCACATCGCAATACTTGGGGTCAAGTTCCATTAAACGAGCCTTACGACCTGTCTTTTCACAGGCTATTAGGGTTGACCCTGATCCACCAAACGGTTCAAACACAATAGTCCCAGCATTAGAGGAGTTAAGCACCGCTCTCTCTATCAGTTCGACAGGCTTGGTGGTTGGGTGTAGTTCTGATCGTTTAGGGCGTTTACATTCCCATACATCCGACTGTTTCCTGTCTTGTACTGTCCATATACGTGGGCCATCGTCTTTCCATCCGTACCAAATCGGCTCGTATTGGGTGTGGTAATCCTTCCTGGATAGCACAAGGGTGTCTTTGGCCCAAATAATGGTGCTAGACCAATGAAAGCCCCCATCCCTTAATGCTTTATCAATAGCGGGCCATTCTGAGGCTCCCATGACGCAATAAATGGGGCATCCTTTCATCGTAAAGGCGATGATATTGCCCATAAAGCCTGACAAGAAGTCTTCCCACTCTTGGGTAGTCTCAAAGTTGTCGTTCATGATGGTGCGTTGCTTATATCCTTGGGCGTTATTGGCAAGGTTTGTGCCATAGGCAACGTTCCAGGGAGGGTCGGTCACAACGAGAGAGGCTTTATCCCCGTCCATCATCTTTTCTACCGCATCAATGCTGGTGGAATCCCCACACATAAGCCTATGATTGCCAAGAATGTATATATCGCCCAGCTTTGACTTTGGCTCTTCCGGAAGTTCAGGAACTTCGTCCTCATCCGTCAATCCATCCACAATTTCAGGCTCAAGCAGGGCATTTAGCTCTTTATCGTCAAAACCGAGCAATTCAAGGTCAAATCCCTCGACTTCCAGTTCTTGCATTTCGATTGTCAGCATGGCGGTGTCCCATCCAGCATTTAGAGCCAATTTGTTGTCAGCGATGATATAAGCCTTCTTTTGGCTTGGAGTCATATCTGAACAGTCAATGGTAGGAACTTTATCCAATCCCAGCTTTTGGGCGGCCATCAAGCGTCCATGACCAGCAATAATGCCAACCCCGTCTACAAGAATAGGGTTTCTAAACCCAAATTCTTTGATGCTGGCGGCAATTTGTGCGACCTGCTGATCGCTGTGGGTTCTGCTGTTCTTTGCGTAAGGGATTAGCTTATCTACAGCAACTTCTTTTATTTGCATGTTTAACCAAGTAGTTAGTTAATGATGCTTAAGTTTACAACTATTTGACTTCTTTGTCTAAGTCTTTCAGTTTGTTAGCGATCAACTTCCTGCGGGCAATACGATCAGCCTGTTGCTTTTCCAGGGTAGATTGATGTTCCGGACGCAGCATGGCATCTTCTTTTTTGTATTTACGGCTCATTGGGGTAATTGGGGTCATTACGCTACCTCTTTATCTAGATCTTTTACTTTGTCTGCAAGCATAGCCCTGCGGTTCATGCGGTCTTGCTGTAGCTTTCTTAGGCTACTTGGCTTACCTGCGGACATTGTAGGGTGTAGCTTTTGTGGTTCTTCACCGTGCTTGGCTTTGTAGTTGCTGTCTTTGCGCTCGTAATCAGCCATCACATATCCTTCATCTTGGATTCGATCATTTCCCTGCGTGTAGACTTAGCAGTTTTGGCGGCTTCTTTAAAGTCTGCTGCGGTTGGTGCGCCTTTAGCCCCAGCCTTCTTCATCTTTTCACCTGATCCAGCCTTAATCCGCTCTCGTTTAGCGTGAATATTGGCGTATAGTCCTGGTTTCATTAGCATTTCCACCTTGCTCTTGCTGCTTTTCCTCGTTCCCCAGTCCATCCTGCTGACCTTGCACAGAAACTATCGTGCCTTGGCCCACTAGATTGGGGTGCTTGTAAATTTGCGTTGTTCTTGCGGTTATATTCCGCCCTGCCTTTTGCGGTCATTCCTGCGCCTTGCTCGGTTGGCAGGTAATTCCTGTCCTTACCCTTTGTTGTCTTGGGTATGGGTTTCTCGTGCTTTTCTACTGCGGCACGAATATCGTCCCTACGGCTCATTTATCCCGCTCACCTAGAAAACGACCATAAGCCTCTTCCAAGGCGGCTTTTCTTGCGCCTTTGGCGTTGTCACGCTCAACATTGAGTGCAATGGCTACGGCTTGCTTTTTGGGCTTTCCAGCCTTCATTTCGGCTTTAATATTCTTGCCGACCGATTTTGCGCTGCCTGATTTGTCTAATGGCATGATTAAGCCTTGAATTTAAGTAAATAAATGGTGGTGTCGATCTCTTGGGCAATATTGTCAATAAGCTGGCAGATTTCAGGGTCTTGTGGCAAGTCAGGACGTGCTTCTTTTACAAACCGTTGCAGTGACTGCAAATATGCAAGTGGCTCTTTAGGCATATGGTATGTGGCTGGAAACTCGGTGATTTGACCGTAAACGCCAAAATAGGTCTCTGCCAAGGCATCGGTATGCTCAATAATATTTTCGTAAAAATGGCCCAAAGCCTTGTGTTTAGCGTAAGACTTGGTGGCCCAATGGAAAAAATGGGCATTTGTGCCTGAATGCAGCATGGTTGCGAGAAACAAAGCCATCGACTTTTCCATACAAATCCTTATGTTATGGGGTTAGTTTCCTCTATTTTATCAAGAATATCAATACAAACCAAGCAGCCACCGCTTTTTTTTATTTCACCACGCTCGATCAATAAAACATCAATTTGCTCATCATCGTCAAACACACCCGCATCACCAAGTGCGTCCCATAATGCTTTGATCCGATTATCAATATCTTGCTTCCTGCGGTCACGAGGATATAAAACTACCTTCATCTCTAGCCGTGCTGATCCCAGCTTTGGTACACGGTACTCGACCACATAATCGCTAACCTGGGCTTTAAATTCCTTGCCAGCCTTGCTAATCCCCATCCTGTTCCGGAATATAGTGCGGTAACTGTTTACGCTGGGCGGCAGGGGCAGGTTAAGTACGATCATGCAGCAATTCTAAGAGTTCTACGGTGTCTTGGGTCATTTCTTCAAACTTTGGTATGTAAAAACCCTGATTCAAATAGCAAGGCAATCGTTTTTCTATGCGCTTCTTCCCAAAATTCCACTCTTTCGGCTTTTGACATTTTTGTTCCTTGGTCAAGTTCTGCGTGGCATTGGTAACACAAGCTGGCAACTCTGTAATCTGACGCTTTAATCCCACGACCTTTACCATCCCTAAGTTGATTTGAGTGTGCTGCAACGATTGTTCCGTCTATTGTTCCGCAGTTTTGGCACGGGAAATTACGCACAATTTCAAGTAATTGTTTATTTCTATACATTAGCGTTATCTACGCTGCGTTGTTCTAGTTTTTCTGCTGATTCCGCAATATCTACTGCAATTTCCATCATTAGTAACGCACTATTGTTTTTTAGTGCTTCATCATACATACGAATTAATGTTTTTAGGATAAGGAATTCTTCGGTTAATTGAATCATCGTGTCATCTTTTCAAGGTTTCGGTTACTAGCTTGTTCAGTGCGCCATGCGTCAAAGCGCATTGTAGCGGCTGTGATCTGCCATTTAAGCGTTTCTGCATCTTCTGTGGCCTTGCCAATAGCTACGCACAAGTCTTGGTATTCTTGGCTGGCGTAGGCTTCACGCTCCTGACCGCCTAAACTTTGCTCATTAGACTTCTTCATCATAATGGCCTTTAGGCTTGATTTGTACGCTTCAAGCTGGGCCAATTGACCTTTAGCCTTCGCATATTCAGGGGCGTTTGTGTATATGTAATTGATTGCTTCGTGTGGGTCGTATTCTTTTTCTAACATTTCTCTTTTGCCTTTCTTAGTATTGCTCTAGCAAAATTTAATATTGCTTGTTGCGAGTTAATGTATTTATCACCATGAAAATGTGCTTGTGCGTAAGCATCAGTAATGCACTCTCTTTGAAGCTGTTTTATTTCCTCATCTGTTAGTTCTTTTACTGGATGGGTATAGAGTGGAATCAAGTCCTTAAACCCCATTTCTTCAAAGTAATCTGCACTTCTTGATACATCACCGCCTTGGCTCATCCACGCTACTGGTTCATTGTTCATTTTCCTAATATTTCCTTTATGCGTTTTTTTACATCCGCTTCTGTATCTTTATTGCGCTCAATAAGTTCTTTAACCAAATCCCAATTGCGGTAACGCTTAACAACGGCAATATAAGACTGAGCCAAATATTCAATCCTGCTCTTATAGTTGTTCATCTAACTGCTTTATCTTTTGGCTGATCCTTGATCTCCATTGCTGCCAGCCTTCACCAGCGTAAGCAGGGCAGCCGACTTCTTGGGCTTTTGCTTTGGTTAATTCTTCGCTGGAATACCAAGGCAATTCGGGTTTCTTGATCTTTTTAACTTCCATGTCCAGTTCATCTTCCCAGCGGCCTTGATTAAGCCAAGTTGCTGGGTGC